TTTTAGTACAAAATTTTCAATATGAAAAAATTAGTTTTGCTGACAAACTAAAAGATGGCGTCAGTGCAGTATTTGGATGGGATAGAGAACTTTTAGAAGGCGATACAGATCGTAGTCGTTTGTGGCGTGAACGTACTGATGAATTTTGGACCAAGGAAACAGGTGCAGAGGTAAGCCCAAGACTGATACTTCAGTTGTTTGGTACTGACTGTATGCGTAATGGATTCTACGATGGCATTTGGGTTAGTTTAGTCAAACAACAAATATTAAACAATCCAGATAAAAAATATATTATACCAGATGTTAGATTTCCAAATGAAATGAAAGTCATAACAGAACTTGGTGGACAGGTTTGGCAAGTCCGTAGAGGAGATATGCCACAGTGGTTTATTGATCGTCAACATTCAACAGGATTTATTCCCACAGATGTACACGAAAGTGAGTGGGCATGGATAGATGTTGACAGTGCATTTGATATTATTTTAACCAATAATGGTACACTTCAAGAGCTTGAAAAAAGTGTTTTGGACACATTAAGTACGTAGTTATCCTCTTAACCGCCCTATATAAGTATGCTTCTGCTAAATACAAACAGTTACTAAAACACTGAAAGATTCAGAGGAGAATATATTATGGCTACTTTAGTTTCCCCAGGCGTTTCCGTAACAGTAGTAGATGAGAGTGCATACGCATCTCCAGGAACAGGTACAATCCCATTCATTGCGATTGCCACACGTTCAGACAAATCAGACCCTACTGGTACAGAATCAGACGGAATTGCAAAGTACACAAAGTCAGCAAATGCTGGCCAAGTTGTACCTGTTACATCACAACGAGAACTAACACAGTTCTTTGGTGATGCGACATTCACCGCCGCAGAAGGCAGTGAAACAAGTGAGTACGGTTTATTAGCCGCTTACAGTTTTCTAGGACAAGGCGCACAAGCATATGTTGTTCGTGCTAACGTTGACCTAGCAGATTTAATCCATAGTGCAACAGCACCAACAGGCACAGTTGCTAGTGGAACATATTGGTTAGACACCAATGCAAGTAAATACGGTGTACACGAATGGAACGGCACAACATGGGGACTACAATCAGTCACAGTTGAAGTTGATGCCGCCGCTACTTCAGGTGAAATTGCTGGTACTTATACACCAAGTGCAACTGTTGTTAACGGCGACTACTTAGTTGCAGTATTAATTGAACCAGGCGTAGAAGTTGCTGTACACTATTTTAAAGGTGTAGGCGGAGCATGGGAAAAACTAGACAGTGCATCAACTGGTACAGTTTCATATGCAGCACACTACAGCGCACCTGCATCACCAACAACAGGTGATACATGGATCAAAACAACAACACCGGGCAATGGCATTAACTTAGCAGTATATAGTGCAAGTGCAGCTGGTGTATTTGGTGCCGAAACAGTTGAAGGTGTAACTTCTGCTCAAGGCGGTAGTTCGTTTGTCAAGCAAGACGGCACATCAGTAGCAACAATCGCTACACTTACAAACAGTGATATTCAGTTAGAATTGTTTGCAGCCGCAACTGGCGGATTTACAATCAACAATACAGCAAGTAATGCTTCAACACCAATTGTTGCTACAGTAAACGCACAAGACGCAGAGCCAACAGGCGCACCTGCTAATGGTGCGTTATGGTTCAACAACACACGCACAGACCTAGACGTATTAGTACGTGGCGGCAGTGCTTGGGAACGTGTTGCAGAAGCAAACATTCAGTATTCTGTTACAGAACCAACACAAAACAAAGCTGGCGGTGCATTGTCATCAGGTGATATTTGGGTTGATACTGGTGCAGTTGAACGTTCACGTCCAGCATTATACCAGTGGAATGGTTCAGCGCATGTATTACATGACAACACAGACCAAACTACACAAGACGGTGTAGTATTTGCTGACTTTACTGACGAAACACGTACTGCTTTAGCAAGTGGTGCAATTACAGCAATTACTGGTGCTCCAGATTATCAACTATACCCAACTGGTATGTTGGCAATTAATATGGGCATGAGTAAAAATACTGTACGTAGTTGGAACTCAACAGCTGGTGCATGGCGTAACGCCGCCGCTAACCACGCAGATGGTAGTGGAGCATTTGGTCGTTTAGCTCAACGTAAAGTTGTAACAACAGCTATGCAAGCCGCAGTTGCAGGAAACGAAGACCTACGTGATCCAATGCGTAACTTTACACTATTAGCAGCACCTGGTTATCCAGAAATGACTGATGAGTTAGTTACACTAAACAGTGACCGTGGCGAAACAGGATTTATCATTATTGATACACCAATGAGAAAAACACCAACACAAGCAACTGCTTGGGTACAGGGTGTTGGTGCTAGCGAAAATGGTGAAGATGGTCTTGTTACTAAAAATACATATAGTGCAGTTTATTATCCAGCAGGACGTTCAACAACTCCAGCAGGTACAACTGTAACTGTTCCACCATCACACATGGCATTATATCAGTATGCATACAATGATAATATTTCTTATCAGTGGTTTGCTCCAGCTGGTTTAACACGTGGTGTGGTACAAAACGCAAGTGCCGTTGGGTATATTACAACTGAAGAAGAATTTAAAGCAGTTGCATTGACTCAAGGACAGCGTGATGGTATGTATTCAAACAAAATGAATCCAATTGCAACATATCCTTCAGAGGGTGTTGTGTTTTGGGGACAGAAGTCACTACACAGTACAACAAGTGCATTAGACCGTGTTAATGTAGCACGTTTGGTTGCGTTCTTGAGAGAGCGATTTGATGAAATCAGTCGTCCATTCTTGTTTGAGCCAAACGATACACCAACACGTGCAAGAATTTCAGCTGTGTTTGAAGGCTTTATGAGCGACATCTTAACTAAGCGTGGTGTTACTGACTTTGCAGTAGTTTGTGACGAAAGTAATAACACAGCCGCACGTATTGACCGTAACGAATTGTATGTAGATATTGCGATTGCACCTACAAAGTCAACCGAATTTATTTACATTCCAATTAGAATTGTTAATACTGGTACACTTTCGTAAGATAATACCTTAGGATTTAAAAGACCGCCATTGGCGGTCTTTTTTTTGGCTAAAAGACATAAATATATATAACAACAAAACTTTTTCATAAGAGGAGAAAAGACAATGGCTGTTTTAACAAATTTAAGTGTACCAAAAACGAGCAATAGCGCACCTGGTACTATTATGCCCAAAATGCAATATCGCTTCCGTGTATCATTTGGTTTTGATACATCACAAGTGGTTACTGCAAATGTAATCAGTGTAACACGTCCGACACTAAGTCATGACGAGGTTACTTTGGATACATACAACTCACGTATCTACCTAGCAGGTAAGCATACATGGGAAGCTGTTTCAATCGTTATACGTGACGATGTATCAAACAGTGTAATAACACAAATTGACAATCAAATGAGTAAACAAATTGATATGGTTAACCAAGCAAGTCCGAAAAGTGGCGGCGCTTATAAATTCCAGTGTGATATTGAAACACTAGACGGTGGTAATACAACTGCTACTGTTTTAGACAAATGGGAATTATATGGTTGCTATATTCAAAACGTAGCATATGGCGAAAGTAACTATGCAACTAGTGAAGCACAACAAATTACTGTTACACTACGTTATGATAATGCACAACACCTAGGTGAAAATGGGACACCAGATCTATTTACTGGTGGTAATGTTGGTAATACTACACTAGTAGCATCTGCTAACGGTTAATAATAGGAAGTCGTAATTAGCCATGTCGATTCGTAATCACGCAACAGAGGCCTTCGGTACAGCAACTACCGAAGGTCTTATGACTGGTGTACCTAGACAAAAATTTAATTTTACTCTTAGTATATCATTAGCTGACACTGGTAGTCCTATCGAGTTTACTCGTATACAGGACTTAACATTGCCAGGCTATAGCTTTGATACGCAAATCGTCAACCAATACAATCAAAAACGTGTTGTACAAACTAAACTTAATTATGGAACACTTGGTGTAACATTTTATGACACATTTGATAATAGTTTTCATGACATTCTAAAACGATACACTGCCAATTACTACAACAGTGGTAATGGTATTGGCTTGTTTACTGATTTTGGTGAAAACACAGTTAGTCCAATCAACCCATTACACTCTACTACAAAAGGTCTAGATCCCACAGGCAACAGATATTTTGTACCAGAAATAATGATTACACAAACTGGAATGGCTGGAACAGCACAATTTAGACAAACAAGACTTAAAAATTGTATGCTTACTCAAGCAAACGGCGACACACTAAATTACAGTGAAAGCGCACCTGTAGTATGGACTACAACTTGGCAACCTGAAACAATACACGTTGTTGATATCCCCGCCACTCAAGCAACATAAATACTCATATGGCTAGAAACTATATACAGGGCAAATATGAGCCCGTTAACAAAGAAAAGTATCTTGGTAAACGTGTGCCAATATATCGCAGTGGATGGGAACTACAATTCATGCGTATGTGCGATAAACATCCTAACATATTAGGATGGGCTAGTGAAAGCCATAGAATTCCATACAGACACCCACTAACAGGAAAAGCAACCACATATGTGCCTGATTTCTTTATTGTGTATGAAGACATGAATGGAAAAAAACATGCAGAAATTATTGAAGTAAAACCCAGCTCACAAGTAATGGGAAATGCCAAAAGTAAACACGATCAAATGCATGCAGTTATTAATGAAGCAAAATGGAAAATTGCTAGACAGTGGGCTAACCAACAAGGATTGGGTTTCCGTATAATTACAGAAAACGAATTGTTTAGAGCACCACAGGGCAGTAAATCCAAAAGGAAAAAAAGATGACAAAAAAATTAGAAGAAACATTCAACTTACCGCCAATGGATGAACCAATTGAAATAGATGAAGCTAATTTAATTGAACCCATTGCAGATAATATTGATGAATTAAGTGCGGCACTTGCTCATGTAGACAAGATAGACCAAGCACTAACACCAGTTAAAAATTTAGAAGCATTAGATAAAGACATGGATAGTTATGCAGTAGATGCAATGGATGCATTTCAGACACTCATGGACTTGGGACAAAATGTTGAAGACAGACATGCGGCACCAGTTTTTGATAGTGCGGCTAAAATGATGTCAAATGCAATTACTGCCAAACAAGCAAAGATGGATAAAAAGTTAAAAGTTATTCAGATGCAAATGCAAAAGCAAAAATTAGACTTGGAAGAAAAGAAATTAGAGTGGCAGATGGCCAAAGCTAAAGGTACTGACTCAGATCCAACTGCAATCGAAGGCGCTGGTGAGGTAATGATTGATAGAGCTGAAATACTAAACAGTATTATGAGCGAACTCAATACGAAACAAAATTAAACAATTATGCTAAATAGTAGCATACAGGAGTAATAAGATGAAGACATTGAACGATTATTTAATGGAAAGCGCAAAAACTTACGAGTTTCGCTTAAAAACATGCTGTGAGCTTTCCGATGACCAGCTTGATAGCCTGGAAAAGCATATGCGCAAGTACGAGGCGTTCGACATCGAATCTCCCAAGCGCACAATACTACAGAGTGCACCACTTGATTTCCACAACGTTGGCGCAACTGAAATATATATTATGGACTTTAAGACAAAATTGCCGATGAGTCCAGCAATGCTAGTAAATGAACTAGTACAAAAAATTGGTATTAGCGAGCGTGATATACGTGTTCGTAATAAGTTAGAACCAGCTGAACAAGAAGATGCTGCTAGCATGGAAGAGCCAACTGATGGCGAAACTGATGCACTATTGCTTGACGGTGAATACACTGAAGCAGAAAATCCAAAAGCAGAAGAACATTATGGTGACCAATATAATACCAAATTTGTAGCAGAGTTAGAAAAAACTCGTAAAGAACACAACACTGAATATAAGGGGAAAAGTAATGGAAGTTAATAACATTGACGATCTAATCAAACTTGCGGGTCTTGTTAACAGCCAGGCCCCAACAGCAACAGCTGAATCAGAAGTAGAAGAAGCAGACTGCGGATGTAGTGATGAACAACCAGCCGCAGTAATGACTAATAGTCCAGACATGTATGCTATTTTAAAGCGTTTAGCACAAATGGGCGAAGTACACGAAGAAGAACCAGTTGCTGAGTGGTCAAACTCACCATCTGACGAATTAACTGGCGAGCCAGAGTCACGTATTATGGATTTACCAAAAGGTGAACCAGTAGATACAAGTTTACGCCGTCACTTGGGTGCAAACGGACAAGTTGTAAAAGTAGAAGAAGGCATTGTAGATCATACTGTTGAAGATATGATGGAAAGCTATGCTGCATTTAAACTTAACGAAGCAACTAAAGGTTGTGCTGATTGTGAATATATGAAAGACGAAACTGACGGTGAAATTGATACATGTGATGAGTGTGCCGCTGAAGAAAGAGCTGAAGCACATAAAGCTAATGAAGATGCAGTAACTGAAGATGCAGGTAAAGTAGGACATGTAGAAATGTTCTTTACAGACCGTGATGGTGGTGAAGTTAGTCATGAAGTAGAAGTTACACTTAAAGACGGTAAACTATCTATTACTGGCAACATGCCTGGACCAGAAGACGATTTATATTACGATGAGTCAGATATCGAAGAGCAACTACGTGATGCTATGAAAGATATGAGCGTTATTAGTTGGATGAACGAAGATATTACTGAAGACCCAAGCAAGCCAAATTTCCCACAAACTGTGGAACTTGCTGGAGATAGTATCTGGGATAGAGAAACACCAAACCCAAAAACAGTTACAGTAACTGATTATGAAATGGAAGCTGATAAAGACGGATATGTACACGTAAAGGTAATGCATGACGGTCCATGGACTATCTATACTGACACAGGATTTGAAAAGGCCATCAGCGAAATGATTGGTATGAAAGTATCATTTACTGAACAAGGTATGCAAGAAGAAGGCGTAGCAAGTTTAGAAAGTGGTGATGATATGGATGAAGACATTAGCATCCTTAAACGAAACGCAGGAGTAGCATAATGTACCGTAAATTATCAGATATTTTAGAAGAAAACAACTTAGCAACAACAACCGAAGCAGTGGGCGATTCAGCTGAATGTTTTTATGATATGCAAGATGCATTTGCAGGCGGCGAAGCAGAAGGCGCACACAAAGCTCTTATTGATGAACTAGTACGCTACCTAAGCGGCGACCAACTTGAAGATTTTTGTGATGACTTTAAAAGACATCACGACATGGGCATGGACGAAGCAGAAATTGATGAAGCAGAGATTGAAGAAGCTGACATTGACGAAGATAACGCATTTAATAGTGCGGCCGCTGAAGCAGCAAAAAGAGGCGACAGCCACTTTGAATTCAATGGTAAAAAATATCCAGTAAAAATGGACAAGAAAACAGCAGATGGTTTAACAGATGACATTGAGCATCTAAGAAAACTGTCAGGAATTTAATATCCTATCTACCTTAGGACCACTGAGCCCACAAATTGTGGGCTCTTTTTTTCAGTAATAAATACTATTATAATGAGGTTAATATGGCCACTACAGGTACAACAAACACAGACTTAGTTAAAAAACCGTATCAAAAAGAACAGATTACGCATGCTCAAGCAACCGAGCTAGCTAAGTGTATTCAAGACCCGAAATATTTTATGACTGAACATTGTTGGATTCAGCATCCAACTAAAGGGCGACTTAAATTTAATTTATTCCCATACCAGCAAGAACTGGTTGACACATATCACGAACATCGTTATAGTATAGCTCTTATCAGTAGACAGATGGGCAAGTCAACAGCGGCGGCAGGATACTTGCTGTGGTATGCAATGTATAAC